CATTTAATGTATATTGCAGATAAACCTTGTTTAATTTGTGGTGGTATTGATGTTCAAGCCGCACACATTAGATATGCTGGTGCTGGTATTGGTCAAAAACCTTGTGACATATTTACAACACCACTGTGTCTAGAACATCACAGAGAACAACATACTATGAATGAAAAGATGTTTTGGTTATTATATAAAATAAATCCAATAGCAAGAGCAATGTGTTTTGCACTTGAAAGTCCTGATAAAAAGATTAGACAAACAGTATATGAACACTTTAAGGAAGAAAATTTTAAAAAGTTTTTTGAGTTATAAATTATGGCTAATTTTACTTATTTTAATCACATTACAAACAACATTAGGACAAGATATGGACAAAACAATTAAAGCTAGACAACCTGACTTTGTTTATAATGATTCTAAAGAGTTTATAATTGCTCTTGAAAATTGTATTAAATGGATTGAAAAGGACACAAATATTTACCAAAATGTTCCACGTGAAATAACCATAGCACAAGCTGTAATTGAAAGTGATTATGGTACGAGTAGATTTGCTTTAGAGGGTAATAACTTATTTGGTGTAAGAACTTATGATTTATCCCTCCCTCATATTAAACCATTAGGACAACCTAAATCTAAATTTGGTTTAAAAAAATATGAAACAAAATGTCATTCAGTTGAAGATTATATAAAAACATTAAATAATGGTTTTGCTTTTGAAGAATTTAGAGAGTTAAGATTTAAAATGATTAAAAATGATAATTTAGATGTATTACTATTAGTTGAAACTTTAAGTAGATATGCTTCAAATCCTAATTATGTAAAATTAATACAAAAAACTATAAAATCATTGAATGAAAGAGTATCAAATACAGATTAAATTAATTAATTATTTAAAAACTAAAAAATTATCAAAATTTCGTTTTTTTCATGTACCAAATCAAGGTGTAAGATCAACTAAATATAAATTTTTATTAGCTTCTATGGGTTTAAAAAGTGGTTGCCCTGATTTAATCCTTGAATTTAAGGGTGGTAGAATAGTTTATGTTGAAATTAAGGCTCAAAAAGGAGTTTTAAGTAAAAGTCAAAAATTATGGTATAATATATCAACTGCATTAAAAACACCACATTATATACTGAAAGGCGAAATTAATGATTTAAAAATTCAATTAAATAATATAATAACAAAACATTACAAAGTATAACAAAAAAAATAACTAAACTAGGAGTAGAAATGGATAAAGAAATAAATAAGTTTCACGCATTACAATTATTTACAGATACTTTTGCGGCAGAAACTGTTCACTTAACTAATGAAGCGATAGGAATATATATAAGATTAATATGTTTTTGTTGGACTAAAAATTCTAAACCCTTTACAACTGAATCAGCTTATAGAATATGTCAATGTAAATCAGAAGAATGTAAAGTTATTGTAGATTTAGTTTTAAATGAGTTTTTTAAATGTGGAGATGACGCAAATGTTGGTGTTTTAAATAATGATAATGAAAATTATTGGTGGCACAAAAGATTAACAGCAGAACATGATTATTTAACAGCTAAATATAAAGCGAGATCAGAAGCAGGAAGAAAAGGTGGTCTAGCAAAAAGCGATAATGCTAGTAGCAAAATGATAGCACCTATACCTATACCTAATCCTATACCTAGAAAGAATATGCAACTTATGTTTGATAAATTTTGGAGTTTATTAGATATAAAAAAAGGTTCTAAACATTTAGCTAGTAAAAAATATGCTTTAAATTGTTCTGATATGATTCCTGAAGAGGTTGCGGTCAGTTTCAATCGTTATGCCTCTACTGTAAAGGATAAGGAGTTCCTAGCCCATGTTTCTACATGGATTAACCAAAGAAGATTTGAAGACGAAGATAATAATAAACCTGATATTAATAATGTTATAAGTAGATTAATTAAGTTAGGTTATCATCATGTTGGTAAAAATGGTACTTTTGAAAGATTTACTAAAAAAGGTAAAAATTACAAAATAAATAGATTAGATAAAGATTTTATGATTCTAGATGATGAAGATGATAAAGTAGTGGCTATTTAATTAAATTTTTAGTATTTATTTTAATATTATCTCCATAATATATTTTTTGCATCCAAGTTTTAGTGCAATAATCAATAAAATAAGGAGAATCAACATCATAATTTTTTTCTGGTACAGATGTAATATTAACAGTAGGTAAATTTTTATATTTTTTTAAGAATCTAGTCATCATACGAGGTCCAGTAGTCTGTAAAACAAATCTTCCTGTCCAAGTTTCATAAATTTTGTTTTTTATTTTTTCATCATATTGATTTATTGAATACTTCATCAAACTTAAAAAAAGTTCATTTTTTTTTTCAGTTCCTATACAATTATTTTGTATTGGTTCATAAGGAGATTTTGAAAAAATAACATTATTACTTAAAAGAGGAGAACAATTTTTTACTGGTTTCAAATCTAAATCAGTATAAATTCCACCATTTTCATATAATATTAAGTATTTAGCAAAATCAACTTTTTGTATTGGATATTTAAAATTTAAGTAATTATTATAAAAATCATATTTTTTTATTAATTCATCTACATTTTTTTCATTCCAAACTTTAATTTCAAAATCACTATTTATTTCCTTACATTGTTTTAAATTATTAATAAAAATAGGAAAATCTTCGAATTTTTTACCTTTTTTTAAGTCAAAAAATATATAATGAAATAATTTTGGAATCATTTTTTTTTTCTATAATCTTTTAATCTTACTTCTGGATATTTACCATCTTTAGTATTTTTTTTTCTACAAAATAATGGATAATTTTTTAAAAGATAATTTACACCATTACCCTCATTTTCAATAGTTCTATAAGTTTGTATTCCGCCATCTTCTGAATAATATTTTGTTTTTGGTGCAACATAATTAAATCTAGTGACTTTACCATCAGCTATATAATATTGAATACTTTTTTCATAATCCTCTTTACCATATAAATGACCATCTGAACCTTTTTCAGTAGATAAAATATTTTTAGGTTGATTTGTATTTCGCCATCCATAAAAACAACCAACAATATATTTTAAATTAAAACTAACAGCATTTTTCATAAAAAAAGGATTTAAAACAGCACCTATACCCCATAAGTCTGATTTATTCATTTGTGAAATATTAAAAGCATTTATAATGAAATCATTTAATTGTGTTAATTCAACAGTTTTTTTATCATTAATTTTGGTTTGCAAAGATTGTATGTCATCATCAATTCCAACAACAAAAGTATTATCATTATAGTAATTTGAAATAAAATTTCTTTGTAATCTAATATGTTTTTGATTAGTTGGTATGTAGTTTTTTATCGGTAAATCAATTAATTCTTTTTTATAATCATCAATTTCTTCAGGATTACTGAAAAAAATATCAATTTTACTTAAATCAATATCTGTTCTTAATAAATATCCTATCGTTTTTTTTCTTATTGTTTTTGATCTTGCTATTGTAGGTATTGCTATTCTATATTCCATTTAAAATCTCCTCTTTTATTTTTTTAGCTTTTTCTAATTCATCTGGTAAAGCAACTTTTTTTGTGTTAGTTTTTGCTCTTTTTAGTTCATAATCAGCATCACCACAATAAATCATTTTTTCTCTATAATAACATACAGTGCTAATTCTTTCGTAATAACCTTTTCTAATTAGTTCTGTATTACCATGTAATTGATGAACATCAAAAATAGCTAAATCTCCATCTTTTAAATCTAAACCAACACCATATTTAGGTATAACTGTTATGCCTCCTTCATATTTTCCAGTTGATATTACACCTAAATTACCAAATCCCTCTTTTAAATCTCCATTATCATAATGACCAGCAGTTCTAAAATTTTTATTTACTGTTATTGTAGTAAAAGCAGTATCTTTTATTATAAAATCTTGACTAGTTTTTTCTGCCATTTTTTTTTGAATATTATATCTTTTTGGTGCATATTCTTTAAAAAAAGAATCAACACATTTTATATAAGGCAAACATTTTTTATATCCTTGTAAGTTTCTTTGATTATACATTGTGCTTCTACAATATGGTATTCTAGGATAACGATCACTGAAACCCATCAAACCACTATTAACAGTCAAAGCATAAGAAGTATTTGATAACTTATTATCTTTTAAATTTATAGGAGTATATCTAGTGCCATCAATTTTACCAATTGTACGACTTCCTATTTTATCTCCAACTTTATATTTATTGGATAATAGTCCTGAAGCTAAACCTCTATTATTTGATTGAGTTGCGGCTTTCCTGAATGATGTTCTACAATTATCTAATACATTTTTTGGTACAGCATTTTTTTTATATACAGCTAAAATATCTCCATTTTCATTAAACACTTTAGTATCTTCTGTAATATGATGTACGATTAAATCTTTAGTAAAAAAAGTTCCCTCTAACTTTTTAATTTCTTGATCAGAAAGTATTGGTTTAAGTTTTATCTGCTTCATTTAACACAGCTTTCAAAACAGCATCAGAAATATTATCAATATTATTTTCTTTACTTATTTTATTGACACCCTCTCTAAATTTTGATTCATTTTCAGCATTAAAAAATAACTGTATCATCTTTACATCAGATAAACTTTCTTGTGTTAAATCTAAATCTTCTTCAATATTTTCATTTAAACCTATATCAGCATCTTCACTGCTTTTTAAGAATAATGTATCTAATTCATCAGTAGTAAAACCTAAACTATCTAAATTATAATCTTTTGATAATAAATCATTAAATTCTATATTAAGTAATTTAGTATCCCAAGAAGCATCTTGATTTAATCTGTTATCAGCAATTCTATATGCTTTAGCTTGATGTTCTGATAAATCAGCAATTTGAACTGGAACTTTAGTTATACCAAGTTTTTTTGCGGCTTCATATCTAGTATGACCAACTATAATTGTATTTGTTTTATCTACTACGATAGGTTGTTGAAATCCAAACTCTTTTATGCTAGAAGCAACTTTGTCAATATTTAAGTTTTTTCTTGGATTATTTATGTATGGTACTATTTTATCTATTTCAATTTCTTGTATTTCCATGTTGGTTTTTTAGCATAATATGAAAAAAAATCAATCAGAAAAACCATTGATAGTTCCTCAAAAAAGGCATGAATTAACTTCACAGGGTAAAAAATATACAACTGTTGTTATGGTTAATGTTCGTGAATGTGGATTAGATTATATGTTTCACAGGCATTTGATTAATGATTATCAGCATAAAGCAGGAATTACTTTTAGGAAAATATTTGAAGGAAGTGCTATTGGTGGTATGAAAGGCAGGGATTATAGTCAATTTATAGACTCATCTAACAAAGATAAAGTTTCTTATTCAGCATTAGGATATATTTCACAGCTACGAGATATACATGTAGTGTTAGGAAATAAAGGATTTTCAATAGCTTGTTATATTTGTGGCGAAGATTACTCATTAAAACAATGTAGATTGCTTTTAAATATAGCAGAAAGATATATGGGAAGTAGGTTAAGAGAAGTCCTTGATGATCTTGCTATTCATTTTGGTTATTATAAAAAAAAATTTTATTGATTTATGCGTACGAGTATGATAAGGGATACCGAATAATTGATAAAGGTGGGTAAAAAAAAATCCCCACCACCTATTAAGATGATGGGGATAGGGAAAGTTATCTAAGCATATTTTTTAGCAAATAATTTATTTTTAGAAAAAGGAACTTTTTTAGGTTGCTTACTTTCTAAAAACCAAACTGCTTTAGATGAATAAGAGGCAACTTTCCAAAATAAATTAGAGTCATTTTCTAATCTACTTATCCAAATATTTAGATATTGAGCAGATTCTAATTTAGGTTTAGAAGTGATACCTAACTTACAAGATTGGATAGCTGAACCCATTTCAGCAACAAGTTCTTCCATCGCATAAGCTGATTTAGGATCAGGTTTGCCATCTTTAGTTTTAGTTTCTTCTACGAAACTTCTATTACATCTGTCTTTATGCAAAGTCCAATGAGTTAGTTCATGCAATAAAACAGAATAATAGTTTTGAGTGGCTGATGATTCTTGAGTATCTTTGAACTTACTTTTATCAACCATACTGATATGATCTTGACTTACATTGTAAAAACAAGATTCAGATAAGAAAGGGTTCCAACTATCAGATGAAACTCTTACTTTAGCACCAGTATTTTTGACATAGTTTTCAACTGAATCAACAGTATCAGCACCAGTTTGTATCGGAATATCTTTATCTCCGATAGTAGTTTGATCAAGGTTAAATACAGGATAAAATTTCATAGACCATTTATCTCGTTCTACGATTTTACCTGCATCTTTACCACGAACAAGAGTATGCTTTTCAGGAGTAGTAAAAGTGCCTACAACCCATGTAGCTTTTTCTCCTTTGTTAATCATACCCTTTTTACCATCAGCAGTTTTACAACCATTGATGTGTTTAGCTGTTGCCCAAGTATTAGAAATATAATTCATTTTTTCGGCTTTAGCCCATAAATGAAATAGATTAATACTTGCATAAGATTTGCCAGTTATTTTTTTTGGCATACCTCTTTTGACCCAAGCATCCATAAAGCTAGTTCCAGCAGTTTTCATTTGCTCTAGAACTAACTCTAGGATTTCTTTAGATTTAAGATCAGAAAATGTAGTCATTATTGAACTCCTTCTAATTTTAAAACTTGGTTAATAACACCATCAATACTAACACTAGCAAAATTATAAGACATTTTATTTTTAGTCCAAATAACATTATAACCAGCAGTAGATGGAATTTTATTATATTCCGCAACCGAATGATTATGGAACATAACTTTTAAAGGTTTAACTTGACAAGACTTCATATTATCTAATATTTTAATACGAAGTTTTTTAACCTCTTGATTTATTACTTTAGTCATTTTTATCTCCTTTTTTTTGTTATACATATTAAAAATTATAGTGTTTTTATAGGATAAGTAAAGTAAAATAATAGTTTTTATTAATTTTTATTAGTTAAATAAGTCAGTAAAATAGCGACTTTTAAAGCTATATTAATAATAATTAATAAATTTTGTCTAAAATGACTATAATAAGTGCTAATTTCTATTAAAATATATTATATTTATTGGTTTTTTAATTTTTTTCGCTTATAAAAAAAGGAATGATTAAAAAAATATTATTACTGATAAACCATGTTTCATCTAAAGTACAAGTATGGAGTTGGCAGAAATTATGGAGTAATAGAAAAGATGGTTATGGATACAGAAAATAATGATGTAGGAAGACCACCTTATATTAAAACAGATGAAGATGCTAAAACTGTTGAAGCACTAGCGATAGCTGGAGTAAAACAATCTTTAATAGCTGATATAGTAAAAGTAAGTGAACCAACATTAAGAAAAAATTTTAGAAAAGAATTAGATACAAGTAAAGCTAGAGCAAACGCAATTATATCACAGTCC